ACATTAGGATCATTATGTTTTATTAGTATTTATATTTTATTAGCATGGTATGGTGATTCAGCAAGTGTATTGACTATTTTTATGATTCAGATTGTAGGGTCTATATTACATATTATTAATGCTTATTTAAGAACTAGTATAAATTTAATTGTTTTAAATTCTATTGTAATAGTAATTGCCATAATTGGCATAATGAGGATGATATGAGAATAAAAACAGAATATGATTTAATGTTATGTGATGATGGTGTTACAAGAGCGGTTCCAATAGTTAATGGTATAAAAAAAGATCCTTCTTTAAATAAACCCAAAGAAGAAAAGAAGGAAGAAAAAGAGGAAAAAAATAAACCTGTAATCTCTATTCAAGATAGAATACAAGGTAAAGTTGAGGATTATATTTCAGAAATTGAAGGAAAAGTGGATGATTTCATAAACAGTAATTATAAGATAAAATATGAACCTTATAATCATCTTTTAGAAATTGGTTGTAAAGCATTACATGCAAGAAAGTTGAAACCTTTTTATGTAGATTGTTATAATGAACTTGTTGATGTATATAATAAAGATGATGAATATTATGTAGAATCATGGAGTCATTTAAAACCAAAGTATCATAAAATAATGATGGATTTTTATGGAACAATCGTTGATGATTTAGATAGGATAATTAAAAATTCTACTGCACAAAGAAAACCACGTAAAAAGAAAACAGTAGCAGTTTCAAAACTTATAAAGAATTTGAAGTATCAGAAAGAATTTACTGATCTTAAATTGGTTAGTATTAATCCAGAGAAAATTGTTGGTGCAAGCGAACTTTGGATTTATAATACTAGATATAAAACTCTTGGTGTATATTATTCAGTTAATTCTGTTAGAGGTTTATCTGTTAAGGGTTGTACTATCCAACACTTTGACGAAGATACATCAATACAAAAAACTGCTAGAAAACCTCAAGAAGTACTTGAGAGTTTAAATAAACGCTCTTTGAAGAAGCAGTTGAAAAATATGAAAACTAAAGAGCAATCTTTGACAGGTCGTATTAATGGCCAAACTATATTATTAGGAGTATTCTAATGTTGAAAAATATTATTATTTTGTTTTTAATTTATCTTTTATGTTCTTTGTTGTTTCAGAATAAAAAGAATGTTGATATTTTAGTAGAAGATTTAGCTACAACAAAAGAAAAAGTAATTGATGGCGCTGATTATGTTAAAGAAACTTTTGAAGAAAAATTTTCAAAAGAAGAACCTATGATTAAGTTTGAGGGATCTAAGTCTAATCATATTAAGGAGGATACATTTTTAAATGATTTGAAACAACAGATTCAAGAGGAGACTTTTTTAAATGAAAAGTAAATTTATCGAAGCTCATTTAAAAGTCGCAAAGGTTTATGGAGAGTTATCGTCTGCTACAAGATTGAAAGTTGGTTGTATTATTGTCAAGGATGATAGAATTATTTCTATTGGTTATAATGGTATGCCAAGTGGTGCTTCAAATGTTTGTGAGAAAAATGGTGAAACTAAACCAGAAGTTCTCCATGCAGAAGCAAATGCGATAACTAAATTAGCTAAATCTACTGAATCTTGTGATGGTGCATATATGTTTACAACATATGCACCTTGTTTAGAATGTGCTAAGTTAATTTATCAATCAGGTATTAAAGAACTTCATTATGAATATGGATATAAAAATGAAGATGGAGTTAATTTATTAAAACATCATTGGAGAAAATTTGACGGACAGCATGTTTATAAGCACGGAAATGATTTAGATAAATGGGTTGACGATCAGCAATTATTACCTTTTTCAAATTAGGAGTTATTATGAAAAGAGATACTTTGATAAAAAATTTACAACAAAAAGTTATGAGAGTTACCTTTACGAAAGTAAATGGTGAGGAAAGAGTAATGGATTGTACTTTGCAAGAATATATGCTTCCAGAGACAGTTGAAAGTAATCGAAAACAAAATGAAGCAGTTTTACCTGTTTTTGATATTAATAAAAGTGAATGGCGCTCATTTCGTATGGATTCAATTACTAAGATTGAAACAGTAGAATATGAAGATTATGGGGTACTATGATTTTATTAGATTTCTCAAATATAATAGTTGGTAGTATTATGGTATCTTCAAGGGTGCCTAATGAGGAAAGATTTTCAGAGGATTTTATACGTCATTTAGTACTTAATAGTATTAGATCATATCGAAAGAAATATCATAAAAAATATGGTGAAATGGTTATTTGTACAGATCATTTATATAGCTGGAGAAAAGAAGTTTTTCCTTTTTATAAAGCTCATAGAAAGGTTCAGAGAGAAAAACAGGCTCAGAAAGAAGGAGTAGATTGGGGATCATTATTTGAGATTATTGACAAAATTAAACACGAATTAGAAGAATTTTTCCCCTATAAAGTTATAAAAGTCCCTCATGCCGAGGGAGATGATGTTATTGCTGTACTCGCAAAACACGCAAAAGAACCCTCATTAATCGTTTCTAGTGATAAAGACTTTAATCAGTTGTATAAATATAAGGTTATAAGACAATTCTCACCTATTAAACAAAAGATGATGAATGGTATCAATCCTGATGCTTATTTGAAAGAGCATATTATCAGGGGTGATAAAGGTGATGGTATTCCTAATATTTTATCAGATGATAATTGTATGGTTGAGGGTGTTAGACAAAAACCTATTTCAAAAAAGAAAGTAGAAACTTGGATTAATGATGATTTGTCTGGATCATATCATTGGGACAGAAATCAACAATTAATTGATTTTGATTTTATTCCTGTTTCTATTCAGCAAGATATAGTTTCTGAATATCAAAAAACTATTCCTTCTAATAGAAGAAGTGGTTTATTAAATTATTTTGTAAAGAATAGGTTGAAAATGTTAATTGAACATATAGGAGATTTTTAATGGGTTATACTGTGCAGATAGGAGAAATATTTGAAGAATTAAATCAAGCTAAATCAAGGAAAGATAAAAAAGATATATTAGAAAAAAATAAAGATACACCTGTTTTGAGATACTTGTTGCGTGGAATTTTTGATCCGAAGGTACAATATATAATAGATGATACTCCTGATTATACTCCTAGTGATTTACCTTATGGAGAAGCAGAAAATACTTTGTTTTTAGAAATTCCAAAATGTTCTATTTTTGTTAAAGGAAATCCTAAAGCAAATAATATTCCTGTATCAAAAGCTAAACAAATTTTAATTCAAATTTTAGAAACTTTACATGCTACTGAAGCTTCATTATATATGCAAATGTTAAAAAAGAAAACTAAAATAAAAGGTTTAACATCAAAACTTGTGTTAGAAGTATTTCCAAATATGTATAAAGAAGGAGGCTAATTATGGTAACCGTATCTGCTAAACAAGATAGTGGTGAATTTCTCAAGACTAATGTTTCAGTAAAGTCTGGTAGAAAGAAAGCATATGATAATGATGCCTATGTTGTAGAGGCTTTTAAAAATAATTATATTAAAGTGAATTTGGATGAGGAGGACGATCATTATTTTAAATTAAATTGGAATGGTTCTGCTTATGAAGGAACTTTTTTTGGTACAACAATAACTTCAAGTTATGTTGTGGAAAGAGATTTTAAAGCGGAACTAACATTTCAAGGTGAAAGAAAGGAAGTTGGAGAAGTGGTAACTGCTTTGAGATCCAAAGGCGGCCGCCCTAATCGCTATCAAGAATAAAAAGGAGATCATCTATGTATGTTTCAAAAGAAAATCCTGTTATTAAGGAGATTCGTAATTATGAAACAAATTTAAACTTGGCATACAAAAAGAACAAGATAGGTGAGAAAAGATATTTGAAAAACTTTTTTCCAACGAAACATTTAATTACTCGTTGGTTTAATATATTTAATGAAGAAATATTTAATAATGAAATTTATCCGTTTTATGATATAGAGATTAAACAGAAAAAAGGATGTCATGCAGAACATATTCCTTTTGAAGAACATGATGGAAAGGTATATGCTATTCTTTCTATTTCCGATCGGTTTATTAATAAGAATGAATTTTTATTTACATTAGCACATGAGATGGTTCATCAATGGCAATGGATGTATTTATATAAATCAGATCATGGTGAATCTTTTTGGAAATGGAAAAATAGATTATTAAAATTTGAAATACCGTTGGGAGTTAGTATCTAATGCCAGTATATAATTTTGAATGTACTAAATGTGAAAATGTATTTGAATCATTTCATACGATTGCGAATATGGATGATCCATTAAAGATGCCTTGCCCATCTTGTTTGAAAAATGGTTATATGATAAGACTAATAGGTTCGCCAAGTTTAGGTGAACCTCAATTTTTAGAATCAACACCGGGCAGACCAAAACCATCTGAAAGTTTTAATGATGTTTTAAGAAATATGAATCATACTATTCCTGGTGCTAATATTAAGGTAAGAGAATGAAAAAAATAATTTTTATATGTGTATTATCATTATTTATTATGGGTTCTGGTCCTTTAGCACCCGAATTAGGAATTTATGGTAATGGCCAAAACACAGAAAAACCAACTCAAGAGAAAA